ATAGCCTATGCATACCCCATGCCAACATCCTGGCCATGCAACCCGCGTGCCAATTTTTCCACATGCAAGCGGCGTGCCAGGCCGGGGGCGGTTCGCAGACTACTGTATATCCGTACAGGGTCGGGCCGAACTTCACGCGCAACTTTGGGTAAAAATTCAGACTAAGGCGCTAAAGTTCATAACTTTCAATCCTCAAAAAATTTTTTTCTTGACTTTCAACTTCCCGCACTCTATACTATCTCCATGCTATTCATAGCAAAGTTAAAAGGAGCACACTCATGCCCCGTAAAAAGAAAGATTCACGTCTCACTCGAGCGGGCGTGTCAGGATATAACAAACCAAAGCGTACACCCAATCATCCAAAGAAGTCGCATATTGTCGTAGCAAAGGTGGGCTCAAAGGTTCGAACGATTCGCTTTGGTCAACAAGGTGTCAAAGGCTCTCCAAAAAAGAAAGGAGAGTCGAAAGCATATGCAGCGCGTCGTCGTTCGTTTAAAGCGCGTCATGCAAAAAATATCGCTCGTGGAAAGCTCTCAGCTGCCTACTGGGCGAACAAGGTCAAATGGTAAGATTACTTCTTCTTCTCTTTCTAGTCTTTCAGATTGAAACGTTACGAGAAGACCGAGTTCGCCAGCTAAGAGAAGAGATCTTTCTTCTCTCCATTGCTCGTCGTACTGATGTTCAACAGTACGAGTATGAAAAAAAAGTCGAAGAGCGATATGCTCTTCAAACCACATTGATTTGGAATCGAATTATGCAACTGAAAATCGCCCCCGAGAATCTTGAAGTCGCAAATGCCTATCTTTCGACTGGCAATGCGCTTGAAGCTGCGAATCGACTCGGAATCACCCCCGATCGCGTGCATGATATTCTCGCAAAGACTGATGTCAAAGAGTATGTAAACTCTGTCTATCTTGATCAGGGTTATCGAAATCGTTTTAAACTTGCCGAGCTTCTTGATGAAATCATTGAAAATAAAATACAAGAAGCTCGCGAAGCGGGAGTTTACTCGTCAAAAGACCTTGTAGATATTATCGCACTCGCACATAAAATGTCATCAGATGCGACCAAACAAACCATGACGATTAAACAGCAGAATAACGTTCAGATCAACTCTCCATTCGGAGAGGGCAACTACGGGAAACTAATGGAGAAGTTGCTTGGAACGGAGAGCTCAGGATCGTGATTGGGATTCTGCTCAGCAGCAGATCGATGAACTCTGGAGAGAACACCGTGCTCTTCGAGAAGATTTCTATCGACATGAAGCTGTGGTAGAGGAAAGATGGAAAACAATTTTTAACGAGTTAAGGCATTTTCAGGATGATACGAAAAGCTTGATTAAAGAATCAAAGATTCGTATCGACTCACTATATAAACTCGTTTTAACTGTAAGCGGCTCTGCAATACTATTTTTAGTGGCGGAGTTAGTGAGGAGAGGCATATGATATTTGAAAAGAGAGGTATGTGGAAAATTTCTGGCTATCCAGAAAAATATGCTACATTCGAGCAAGCACAGAGTGCTTTAGAAAAAATAAATGCGGGTGCTGCAAAGGAAGTTGAAGTAAAACTGAACGAAGAAAAGGTTCGGCTTGCTGAGGCTGCAAAAGCGGAAGAAGATCGACTTGAAAAACTGAAAACTCTTTTAGAAGACAGTACGCCTTACGAGAAAATGATTGCGAAAAATATTTGTAAACTTTGTAACTTGGAGCCATGTGAATGTTTCACATCTATCAGAAAAACGGGGCGTGGACGCTTCGAGGAAACGAACACCTCTTCTTCGTAACACAAGAAGAGGCAATTAATGCTGCTGCTCAAATAGGGGCGCAACTGGGACATACTGAGTTTGAGATCTTTGTAGAAGTTCCTGAACCAGCCTATCCGAGTCCCTATGAGCAGATTTTAGGATTTCAAATCTGTAACCGATGCGGACTGCATCCCTGCGAATGTTAAATGGAAATAAGTAGAAAGGACATTATTACGGATCGAGTGGTAAAAGGAGACTTTTTAAAGGTTCCGATTACTGGCTATTTAGAATTATTGAAGATTGATCCGATTCCATCTCAGATTGCAATTATAAATGCAATTAATAATCCGAAGTATCGATTTGTAGTGGGCGCGCTCTCGCGCCGTCAGGGAAAGACGTACATTGGAAACATTATTGCACAGTGTGTTTCTTTAGTTCCAAACTCTCATGTACTGATTGTATCTCCAAATTTTAATTTATCGCAGATTAGTTTTGATTTACAGCGAAATTTAATTAAGCACTTTGATCTAGAAGTTGCAAAAGACAACGCAAAAGATCGAGTAATTGAAATGGCAAATGGCTCTACGATACGACTGGGCTCGGTGAATCAAATTGATTCAGTAGTAGGACGGTCTTATGATTTTGTGCTCTTTGATGAGGCTGCACTCGCTGATGGTGAAACTGCTTTTAACGTGGCTATTCGGCCAACACTCGACAAACCGAATAGTAAAGCGTTATTTATCTCCACTCCTCGGGGTCGGAATAATTGGTTTAGCCGTTTTTACAATCGTGGCTTTACTGATGAATTTGGTGAATGGGCTGCAGTAAAGGCAACCTGGAAGGATAATCCTCGAGCTACTGTAAGTGATATTGATGAAGCGAGAAAAAGTATGTCAGCAGCGGAATTTAGTCAGGAATATGAAGCAGACTTTAATATCTTTCAGGGCCAAATTTGGAATTTTAATTTCGAAAAGTGTGTACAGGATCTTTCAAGCCTTGATACTCGTGGCATGGACGTTATTGCTGGCATCGACGTAGGCTTTCGTGATCCAACAGCGTTCTGCGTATTCGCTTATGACGGCGAAAAATATTATTGTATTGAAGAATATTATGCCGCAGAGCGTACAACTGAAGAACATGCGAGCCATATTTCGGAAATTATTCAGCGACGAGATGTAGATTATTGTTTTATTGACGCTGCGGCGGCTCAAACTCGCTACGACTTTGCACAAAACTACGATATTAGCACAGAAAATGCAAAGAAATCTGTAATTGATGGAATTGGATATGTTGCTTCTCTGATTGACAACGATAAATTAATCGTAGATCAATCATGTGGGGAAGTTTTGCGTACACTTGACCAGTATCGGTGGGATCCAAACCCAAATCTCATAAAAGAAAAGCCGCTCCACGACAGTTCTAGCCACATGGCGGACGCGATGCGATATGCTCTTTATAGTTTTGAAGTGGCTGCGCCAACATTCTAAAGACCGGCAAAAAAATATTTCTTGACTTTTAACTGTTAGGTCACTATAATGAAAAGGTATTTTATAAAGTGGATAAGAGATGCGGCGAAGTCCGCGTATCAGAAGAAAAGTTACTGCGAAATTTGCGGTACTACAGAAAATCTAGATTTTCATCACTTTTACAGCGTAAGTGAGCTTGTTCATGCTTGGGAAAGGCTGAACGGAGAAGTTAAAAGTGATGAAGAAGCAATTGCGGAGAGAGACGGTTTTATAGAGCAACATAAATATGAACTATTTGAAGCGACGGTCACTCTCTGCAACAATCATCATATGAAGCTGCATAGTATATATGGCAAAAATCCCAAACTTTCTACAGCAAAGAAACAAGAGAGTTGGGTAAGGATACAAAGAGAAAAACATGGGTTGGTATCGAAATCTGATTGAAAAGTTAAATCCAGCCCAGAGAGAGATTGTTTCCTCTGTCGAGGGTGCGGGCCCTATTTCTTCCCGTGAAATAATTACAAACTACACTGCCTACTACGAATATTTAGAAGTCGTTAACCGCGGTGTAAACATGATTGTAGATGATACAGCAGAAATTCCAATGCGAGTGGGAGAGCCTATAAAAGGGATAACTCCAGTAGTAAAAAATGTAAGACGTTCAAGAGTTGAGCTTCTTTTAAATAAAGAGCCCAACCCCTTTCAAGATATATCAACATTCAAAAGAAACCTCATAGTTGATTATATTTTAGACGGTAATTTCTTTATGTATTTTGATGGAATCGCGCTGTATCATCTACCAGCTAATTATGTTCAAATTGAGCCAGATCCTACAACGTATGTTTCAAAGTATACGTTCCAAAATAATATAGACTATACTCCTTCGGAAATAGTCCACGTCAAAGAAAATAGTTTCCAAAGTATTTATCGAGGAACTAGTCGTTTGAGAGCTGCTCGTCGCATAATGAGTCAGCTTACAAAAATGAGAGAGTTTCAAGATAACTTTTTTAAGAATGGAGCTGTTCCAGGTCTTGTTATCAAATCCCCCTCGGTTATTAGTGAAAAGAACAAGGAACGAATGATTCAGTCCTGGGTCACTCGTTATCGTCCAGATGGCGGTGGCCGTCGTCCAATGGTTCTTGATGGCGGAATGGAAATTGATAATATTACAAATGTAAGTTTTAAAGAAATGGACTTCGAGGCTTCTATTGAAGCTGCAGAAGTTGAAATATTAAAAGTTCTTGGGATTCCGCCAATTCTTTTAAACTCTGGAAATAACGCTAATATACGACCAAATCATCGACTATATTATTTGGAAACTATTTTACCAATACTTCAAAAAACATGCTCCGCTCTAGAAAGATTTTTTGGTTATGAAATTGAGCCAGATATTACTGGAGTTCCGGCGCTACAACCAGAATTGACTGACGCGGCTTCTTATTATGCAACTCTTGTTAATACAGGAATCATAACTGCAAATGAAGCCCGTTTTCAGTTAAATTATGATTTTAAAGATGGCCACGACGATCTTCGTATACCAGCTAATATTGCTGGTTCAGCGGCGGATCCAACAATAGGAGGTAGACCCTCAAATGAAGACAACTCTATTTGAATCAATTTTTAACGCTTATGTGTCAGAAGGAAGAGAAATCCCCTATCGAGAGTTAGTCACAAACTATAGTAATGAGTTAAAGACAATTAAAAGTCGCTATAAACTTATTACAAGCAAAAAAATAGTAAGACTCGTTAGAAAGATTTATGCGGACCGATGGCATGAAATCCAACCGAAGCCCAAAGTCGCTTCATCATCAATTCTCGATAAAATGAGAATAGCTTCAGGGAAATAATATGAATAAAATTTTTCATATTGGTTCTACCTTTAAAGCCTTTGAAGAAGACGACGACGTCTTTATTCGTGGTATGGCAAGCACTGCCGATACAGACCGAGTAGGCGATGTTATCGAAGCATCTGCTTGGACAAAGGGTGGACTCGAAAATTACAAAAATAATCCTATAATTTTATTTAATCACGATAAAAATCAGCCGATTGGCCGAGCGGTAGAGCTTAGCACTGGTGATAATGGTCTACAGTTAAAAGCAAAGATTGCAAAGTCTGCTGGTCACGTGAGAGAATTAATTAAGGAAGGCGTTCTTGGAGCTTTTTCTGTCGGGTTCCGAGTCAAGGACGCTGAATACTTGAAGGAATCCGATGGATATAAGATAAAGGACGCAGAACTGCT